GGGACTCCAACACCCGTACTAGTGCACCCATCAATAGTTCTACCTGAACCTCAGTTAGAGACTACGCAGCAACCGCAACAACCGTATTCGGAGAGTGTTCAGTTGCTCTTGAAGAAATGGCGAGAAAAGCTGATGGTCACGCCCTTGATGCCAGAACGTTGACGATTAATTAGCGGAAGATTGCTACGTTGGCATTTATCATATCTCCAGCTGTAGCACTAGAAGTTATAACGCATTGTGTTCTCAATGAGGAAGTTGAGTAGGTTTGTGCAGTGTATGTAAGGGCGTTGAAGTTTGCACCAAGTGTAGTTGAACCCGCAGTAAGAGATGCAGAATAATTAGCATCTGTCATAGCATTAGTAAAGTTTACAGTATAATCACCAGTACCATTATCAGTAATACTACTTACATTAAAAGCTGCACGAATAGCTACAGTACCTGTACCGTTAAAGTTAACCCAAGCTTTTGCACTACCGTTTACTACTGTACCTACCGGAACGGTCAATGTACCCGCTACGTTTTGAAGGGTGTCTGTTTTTATTGTTGACATTTGTTGGTCCTTTTAGATTAGCGGAAGATTACAACGTTTACCTGTGGTAAGTCTTGCAGTGTGTGACCATTACCAACTGACCATGTACCAATCCTTATCGAACTAGATGTCCTGAAATACGAAACTTCGGAACCGCTAACGAAATAACCAGAAAGAGTACCTGTTGGTGTATCTGCATTTGCCCATCCAGATACAGCATAATCACTGTCTACCATAGCATTAGTAAAGTTTACATTATAATTACCTACTCCATTATCAGTAATACTTGAAACATTACCGGAAGCTCGTATTGTAATAGTACTAATACCACTAAAGTTAACCCAAGCTTTTGCTGTATATACCTCAACACCAGATAAATTCTGGATTGTTGTGCATTTAATTGTTGACATTATTATTTTCCTTATTCATTATACAACAGTCCATACAGAGCCACTTGATACAGTTACCGTAATACCACTGTTAATAGTAATAGGTCCAGCACTCATTGCATTTTTACCAGTAGCAACGGTATAGTTAGTAGTTACTGCTTGACCATTCTCATAGAAAATCTGATCAGCACCACCACCAGTTGCACCACCTCCACTTAAACCCAATGTTCTCCATGAAGTTCCATCTGTGATTATAATACAAGATTGTCCGGGTGTCAATACCTTAGTAGCTGCACCATCAATTAATTCTGCACTGTTGGGGTCAATAGTAATTGTACCTGTACCAGTATTAATGATACCTACAGAGAAACCGTTAGCTAAAGTAGCAGCAGCAGTTAAAGATACACTGAATGTACCAGAGCATAAGATAACATCACCACGATCACCAACTACTACAGTATAAGCTGCAGTCTTTGCTACAGTTTGAGCAGCAATAGCACCTAAGTTTTGTAGAGCAGCAATTTGAGTCGTAGCACCTGTACCACCTGCTGTTAATGCAACAGTACCCCATGTAGGAGCAGCAGCACCACCTGAGAGCAATACTTGACCAGATGTACCAGCGGCACTAATAGCCATTGCAGAAGCACCAGAATAGACGATACCGCCGTTTACAGCAGTTAGAGAAGCATTAGTACCACCAGCAGCTAAAGCAACGTCTGTAGCGTTCCATACACCTGTAGTGATTGTACCTACTGTAGTTGCAGCAGCAGAATTGACAGCAGCAGTTGTAACTATTTCAGCTTGAGTATTTGCTAAAGTTTTAGGTCTAACTACACCGTCTGTGCCTGTTTCTACATAATAATGGGTAGCTGCAGTTGCCGTATCTGCTGTACCAACTAAGTTTAAACTTGTAGGATAAAAAGCACCACCGTAGTTTAAACGAGTAGTACCAGTTGGAGTTGTAGTTCCACCATCAAGTTGACCTGCAGCAGCAGTTGTACCATTGTACTTTAAAGCACCAGTACTTGTTGAACCTGCAGTTAATGTAGTTGCAGATACAGTAGCAGTAGTTACTATCTCAGCTTGAGCATTAGCTAAAGTCTTAGGTCTAACAAAACCATCACTAGCTGTTTCTACATAATAATGAGTAGCTGCAGTTGCTGTATCACCAGCACCTAGTAAGTTCAAGTTTGTAGTATAAAAATTACCTTCGTAGTTTAAACGAGTAGTATTTACTGGAGTTGTTGTACTTGCGTTAAAAGTACCCGCAGAAATCGCAGTACCTGTTACCTGTAATAAACCACCAATTATTTGATTACCACCTAAATAAGTATCACCTCCAGCAACAAATAGTGACCAACGGCTACTAATTGTTACGTTAGTACTTGCAACAGGAGCACCAGCAATATATAAAGTACTTGCGTTTGTATAGGTACTAGCTGAAGTAGATTGCAGTGTTTCTACACCTAGTGAATTTGATGCTAAATGAGCAACAGCACCTGCTACTGTCATTGTAGTTGTAGAAGGAATGGCAATATTAATACCAGTTGTGCTAGCTGGTGTAGGAATAAAACTAGAAGCGTTTGCATCCACAATTCTATTCCAAAGCATTACTGTAGTATTAAGAGTAGATGCTCCTGTAAAGTAAGTCTGAAAAGTTTTACCGGAGTTAACTGTACCTAAGCTTACGTTTACGATAGCACTATCTAAATCACCGGATGAATCAGCATCTACAGAACGAGTCAATGTCCAAGGAACTGTAGTAGAACCAATTGCTGTAACAGTATAAACACCGTTATACTTAGGTGCATCAGTAGCAATTAAACCACCTAAAGTGCGTTGATCTTTTACAAGAACTCTGTCGTTTACAGCAACAGCCACACCGTCAATTGAAAGAGCAGCAATAGCTTGTGTAAATGTAGTTGCAACAGCAGTACCAGCTACTGTAGCTGCTGCTGAAAGAACAAAAGTAGTTGCGTTCGTAATCGAAGCAACTGTAGCACCAACTGGAATGTTAGCGTTACCGGATAGAACAGCACCTACTTTGATACCTGCAGTAGAAGTCGTAGTAGCAGTAGTAGAAAGAGTTGTAGTTACTGCTAGACTGAAAGTGTCATCATAACCAGTTAATACGTTAGCCGCAAAAGTACTTGCAGGTAAATCTGCAGTTGTTGCAACTCTTACGATTTTCTTATATGAAGAATCAGCAGCATGAATACTTAGATCAAAAGAAGCCCAAGTTGGAGCAGAAGCACCATTACTTTGCAGAACTTGACCAGCAGTACCAGCAGCAGTAGAAGCATAAGCAGTAGTGCTATTACCAAAGATAATACCACCTTGAGATGGTGCAGTTGTTGTACCTGTACCACCATAACCAACGGCTACAGTATTACCGTTCCATACTGAACTTGTAGATAATGTCTTATTGGTTAAAGTCTGAGCTTCGTCAGTATTGACTACAGTTCTTTGAACAGTACCGTTACCATAAGTAAATGCACCCGATAAGTAACCTAGTCTACCTGCAGTTGTACCAGATGCTGTACCTGATAATACTGGAGTAGTTAAAGTCTTATTGGTTAGTGTTTGAGTACCACTAACTGTATCAATATCCACACCGTTAACTTGAACAGTACCTGTACCTTTGGAAACTAAGTCTAAACTAATGTTAGTATCGGAACCTCTAGCAGCAACAGTAGGTTTTACACCAGTTGCTGAGTTGGTTACAGCAATATAGTTTACAGCAGAAGCATTGCTGTCGAATTCCAATAGTTCATTACCAGCAGCATCAGCAATAAAACCCAAATCTGCAAATTTTGGAGCAGTCAAAGTTTTATTAGTTAAAGTATCTGTAGTAGCTCTACCAACTAATGTATCAGTTGATGTAGGTAAAGTAATTGTACCAGTGTTAGTAATAGTTGAAATTACAGGAGCAGTGAGTGTTTTGTTAGTTAGCGTTTGAGTATCGCTAACAGTTACAGCAGCATTACCACCAATTGTAGTACCACTAGCAAGAGCAGTAGTACCACTAGATGACAGCGTAGTAAAAGCACCTGTTGATGCAGTAGTAGCACCAACAGAGCCGTTAATGTTGATAGAAAAAGAGGTGCTCAGAGCACCCCAAGTTGTACCGTTATATTTCTCCCAATAACGCAACGCACTATTCCATCTAATTGAGTTAGTTGGAACGTTTGTTGCCGTAGTAACTGCAGGGTCCAAACCAACGGAAAGGTCGTCAAACCTTCCGTCAAGTTCAGAAACGAAGTTTACATACGTACTGGTTGTCTGAGGCAAGTTATGATTTGCCATTGATTTCTCCTATTTAATAACCTCGTACAGTCCAAGATATTGTTCCACCTACATTTGCACCTGCTGAATTGTAGTTAAAGATGTTAAACCTAGTAGGATAAGGTTTATCAAAGAAATCTACAACAGTTGTTGTTGGGTTAACACTATTTGGAGTTGTTGTAATAGATGTAACATCTACATAATCTATATTAGGTACTACAGTAGCACCATAATTGTTTGTGCATTTCAATAGATACGAAATCTTTGAAGCTGCGTCTGCTGCATCGCATTGGATAACAACTGGTCTAGCCATGAATTGAACTTGTGTACCTGTTCCTGTTGGGTTATTCCAATGAAAACATCTTTGCATAGTCTGAAGAGCACCTGCTGTAAACTTATAACTTGTAGCAGAAACAACCTTAGTTCCTGACATATTATAAATACCAGAGATGCCACCATCAACAGTACCATAACTAGATGGATAGACATAACCAATCAGTAAATACCAAGTATTCAATGCAGGTAAATCTCCAGTCCAGAAATATGGGTTAGCATTCACAGTTCCAGCTAAGTTAGATATGGAATTATTATTAGCTGTACCAAAATAGCTAACACCATTATTTGTAGTTGTTTTCACAAATACAGCAAACATGTAACCTTTAGTTGAATCAATATCTGAATAAATACTCTGGAAACCACCATCATCATTTAATGAAGTGTCTGCATCAATACAAGTCCAGATATTTTCATTACTTGTACTTGGCCCACTAGCTGTAATAATTGTATTTTCAGCAGCAGTACCAATTAATGTATAACCAGAAGGTGGCATTGTCATACCAGCAGTCCATGTATAATAATCAGCAATAACACTACCTTGAGCATGTGCTCCACCGATAGCTAATACTGAGGAACCTGAATCAGTTTTCTGTTTAGCATCAAGTCTTACAACTAAACCGCTAATACTATAAATATTACCTGAAGTAACTTGTGTTGCACTTACTCTGACTTTAATATATCTAAAGTTAGTAGCGAAAGCACTTGTACCAGCAGGGAATGAAGTATATGTACTACCGTTCAATGAAGAACTGATTGTAACAGAAATATTAGGAGAACCTGCAATATTTACACCAGAAAGAGATACTGTAATCTGACTACTACCAAGAGTTGTTCCATAGTCAAAGACTTCTTCATAATAACCAGAGCTAGTTCCCGGTTGAATATAAACTGGAAAACCTGCATTGATTTGATCAGTAGGAGTATTCCATGATCTTGTTGTGAAGTGTCCTGAGAAACTTTCAACAGTATCAACTGGTAATACTAAATATCCTGTGTTAGGTTCTATTATAGCATTAGATTTGGTTCCTGTAAAGGTGCTAATGTACTCTGCATTAAAAATATAATCAGGAGGTTGTGAAACAGTAGCAGCTAAACTAATAGGAATGGACTCATTGTTATCGGTATCTACTACAGCAACCCAATATGTGTATAAACCACCTTGAAGTTCTGTAATAGTAGTGAATGTACCAGACTTAGTACCGATTATACTTGCTGTATTCCAAGTAGCACCCTTCTTAATAAGAACGTGTGAAATTGGAAGCGATGTAATCTGAGGTAAGTCCCAATACAACAATACGGTATTATCAATAACCTGTGCTTTTAAGTTACTAGCAGCATGAGGTGTTTCTTTAGTTACACTGATAGGAGTTCCTGTTGATTTATTACCGATTAAGTCCACTGTTCTTACTGTATAAATCTTATCACCTAACCAATCAGCGTCTTGCGTTATTGATGTAGAATTTGAGTAATTGATATTATTGTAGACAGTACCAACGGAAGTACCAGCAAGAACACCAGCAGCATTATCAATATACAATTGAGTTGCGCTAATAATCTGAGTAACTTTTCTACCTGCAGGAATGTTTGCATTACCTGATAGAACATCACTTACAAGAATACCTTTAGTACTTGTTAGAGTTAATAAATTACTGTTTGCAGTAGTAGTAGTGGGTACAGACAATGCACCTGTAATTTCATAATGCTTTAAACCAAAAGTAGGAGAAGTATCTAACCATCTTAAAGATACAGTAGCACTTGTTAGACTTGTATCAACGAACTGATAAGTTATACTTGCAGTATTTACAGGTGCAGCTACAGTGTATTGAAATAGTCTAGAAGATGAACTATATCTATTATCTGAATCATACGCTCTTAGATACCAGCTTGAAGTAGTACCGCTTGTAATACCAACCATATCAACAGAAGTATTAGATGCAGAACCTTTCCAAATAAAACCAGTACCACCCCAATTAGTATCAGAACTTCTTAGTTCATAACCAACAATAGGTAGTGATGTTTTAATATTATCAGGCCAATCCAAAGATAACGCAGTACCTTTAATACCGGGAGTTAAAAATGCTCCGGGTTGATTTGGAACAACTTTAGCTAATACAAAAGTTTGTGCAAGTGAAGCAAAACCAAGATTGTCGTAAGCAGTTACAGACAAAGTAGCATCACCTAACCAATCAGCAGGTACAGCCCAATCAGTAGTAAGTCTAGTACTATTAATTGTTCTGACAGGATTAGTTGTAGTCAATGAAACTTCATATCTAGCAATACCGAATACACTAGTAGATGGCTTAACCCATTTGAACTCAGCTAAGGAGTTGGTCAATGAAGTGTTAAACGCTCCAGATAAAGTCTGAGGATTACTTGGTCTTACAGTAGTGTAGCTAACTGGACGAGCAACAAGTGAATAACGCAAGTCAGTATCAAATGCCCATAAGTCCCAAGTGTTAGCACCTAAAACTAGATTTGCAACAGTAACAGATGAAGCTGTACCTTTCCAAATGTAATCAGTACCTCCGGGAGAACTACCAGTTGCTCTTAGTTCATAACCAGCAATTGGTAAACTACCTTTGACACCTTCGTTCCAAGCGATTGTTAAACCAGTTGGTGAAGCAGTTGTTGTAACAGTAGTTGGTGCAACAGGTCTAGTTTTACCTATGGTAGAGCTAAAGGTAGCACCTGCGTTATTAGAGGTATCTACAGCCACAATAGCGAGTGTAGCATCACCTAACCAATCAGCAGCGGTTGTAAAGGTGTTAGCTGAGACATTAGCGGTTATTACAATACTTCCCGGTTTAGTGAGAGTAATATTATAAGACGAAATATCAAAAGTACCTTTGTTTCCTGTCCACTTAAAAGTAACTGTTGTACCACTTGTAGAAGTGTTAGCATAAGTTGTGACTAGAGAATCGGAAGCCAATGGTGCATTAACCACTAGATCAAAAGAAGTAGCCAATGTACTATAAACACCTTCTGTATCAAAAGCTTTAATATAGAAAACATTTGAACCAGTGCTGAGAGAACCAATTGATGTAGTATTTGTTGCACCTCTCCAAGTTAAACCTGTTGAAGTACCCCAACCTGTGTCATTAGCTCTAATTTCATAACCAGCAATTGGAAGAGTTGTTTTAGCAATTGGTGTCCACTTAACAACCATTTCATTAACTGAAGGTGTAAAAGTAACAGTCCCTACATTATTAGGTGCTGATTTTACTACGTTTAAAGTTGCATTGGTAGCTGAAGAAAAGTCCAGCATGTCAACAGTGGTTATTGCTAAAGTTGCAGTACCTGTCCAATCAGCAGCAATTGTCCAAGTAGTTGAATCCAAAGATGCTGTTACAGTACCACCAGAGGGTTTAGTTAATACAGCATTGTACTTTTTAATTCCAAAAGTTGTAACTGCAGGAGCTATCCAATCAAATTTTACAACAGCACTAGTTGTTGAAGTATCACTAAATGTAGCAGTTAAACTTGTTGCAATCGCAGGTCTTTGTACAGTATATGTAATTGATGTACCAGAAGATGCATAAACATTATCGGTATCAAAAGTATTAATGTACCAGTTATTTGCACCAGCGATTAAACCCTTCAAAGTAGCATTGGATACAGAACCTCTCCATACAAAGTTAGTGTCATTTGTACCCCAACCAGCGTTGTTCTTTCTGATTTCATAACCAGCAACAGGAAGAGTTGTCTTAGCAACATCTGCCCAATCAGCATAAACTTGTGAGTCAGATATCGTAAAGGTAACAGAAGCTGGAGCAGTTGGTCTTGATTTAGCAATTACTACACCAGTAGATGCAGCAACGGATTTATTACCAAGAATATCAATTGATTTAATTGTAACAGTAGCATTACCTACCCAATTGGCTAAAGTAGTCCAAGTTAATCCTGAGATTTCTTGCACAACGGTAGCACTAGGTTTAACAATAGTAACTTCATACTTATTAATTGCGAATACACCTGCTGGCGCTGCTGTCCAATTTAATGTAACAGTAGAGTCAGTTGTTGATGTATCTGCATATGATGATGTAATTGTACCAGTGTAAGTTGCTGGAGCAGTTACAGTATAACTTGCTGAAACAGAAGCTAGGCTGTATTTTTTACCAAAATCCAAAGCTCTTACATAGAATGTTCTAACTACATTTAGAGCAGCGGGATTAGTTGTACAAGTATTAGTTGCGCCTGAGAATACTAAAGCAGAGTTATTAACTCCCCAATTTGCATCTTCAGTTCTAACTTCATAACCCTTAAGATCAATTTCAGTATTATCATCCCACTTTAGGATTAATTTACCTGTTAAACTATCTGCAGTGATTGTCAAACCTGTAATATTTGCAGGTGGTACAGTCTTACCTAATACAGTATGCGTTACAATAGGGGACCATGCACCAACTTTACCATCATCAGAAATATATCTGACTCTGATATCATAAGAAGCACCTTCTACAACAGAAGTAAATAATATACCTTTATCTTCTATTTTGGTGTTAATAGCATTCTGCCAAACTTTACCAGTACTAAGTTTAATTTCACCTTGTAGATATTTAATCTTTTGTAAAGAAGCATTTGTAGTATTCAAAGGTGTAATTGGCACTAGCATCTTATAGATAAAACTACTAGGTCCAACTTTTTCCATTACTTTATCATCACTAACAATCTTAGTTGATTCTATTGTAGGAATATAAGTAATTACACTTTCTAATGAACCAGCGGGTTTTGTTATTTGACTATTAAATGCAGGGATAACTTCTGAATCTGAATTATAGATAGCTGGAGAATAATCAACTAGAGTTAATCTAGCAGACATATTATCAGATGGTTCAATTGACTGAACAATTAAATCAACTGATTCTTGATTATATTCACCAAATAATAATAAATCATCAGGATTTAAATTATCGGAAGTTGCATCATAAGCAGTAAAAACACCACCAGAATAATTTACTAATTCTAATTCCTCATAATATTCGCTTAAACCAACAGGTCTTACTGTTTTAACAAAACTAGAATTTGATTGAGTTCTAATCCTTACAGCGTAAATAGTACCAGCAACCATTGGTAAAGCTTCATCTAATACAAGCCTTGTACCAACAGTACCAGTGTAAGCAATGACAGAAGTTATTCTACCAGAACCAACACCCCAAGTTGGAACATCATGCACTACCTTTACTCTATCACCACGAGTACAAATAACGTGCTCAATATCTACGTTCAGTGTATAGATTTCTGGTCTTAACTTTAATTGAGCAAGATGGAATCTAGCATGTTTGTAGATATTCTTTGGTTCAGTAACTCCGGGTAATTCAATTGTTTCAAACAATGTAGAATTAGCGGAAGTATAACCATCATTATATACAATCATTTCATCAGCTTGCCAACCCTTTTCAGAATTGTTAAAGTTTACTCTGAATGCATGTGGAAGTTGAGGGAACGATCTTGTACCTTCAAAACCCCAAGAATTGTGCGGTGTAAAATGCTGTGCGATTGTTTCTTTTGGTACATCAACAACAACAGACCATTTACCATCAACCATTGTAGGTGAAGCTCTACCAGCAGCAGCAATGTCCTTTAATACCTCAAGTAAAGAAACAGCATCTAAAATGATCTTATCAAAGTTAAAGGCATTATCTTTACAGTATGTATACCAAGCATTGATTGCATCATCATCAATTAATACTGAAGAAGCTTTTGCATTACCTTGATGTTTTAGAACGTGTCTAAATAAAGCTGCAGGGTTTCTAATAGGTTGATTCGCAACCCATACTCCACCTTGGAAATCTTCACCAAGAGTTTGTACAGTAGCAGTAACACCTTCAACTAATCCATTGATTTGACCAGTTGAACGAATCTTTAAAGCAGAACGTGCTAATTTAATTTGATTATTATAACTATCTTTAGGTAAAACAATAGGTCTAGTATTTGTATAACCTGTAATAGCAGACAATACACAAACATCGGATGTTGTATCTGTAATATATGTATTTGAACTTGTTCTTTTTACTCTAATTTCATAATTATCTCTAA